TTTGACAATATGTAATTAATGTCAAGTTTTTAATAAACCCAAATGCTGGGTCTGTTGTTAACGCCATTTCTTGAGTTGATATAACCCAATTGTCATTACAATCCTCTATAGGATTATAGAATACATCCGGGACATACATTACTCCTACTAATGAATCCTTTTGTGCTAGTGTTAGTAATCCTACTTCCATATTAATTTCTACTTAAAGATGTTACAAATGTTGTAATAGCATTATTTAAATCTGTTACTTGTGCTCCTGAATAAGAAGTGCTTGAACAAAATGCTAATCCAAATCCTCTACCTGTTGGAGCATAAGGAGCAAAAGAAGGTCCTGCTCCTGCTGGTCCAAATCTCCAACTACATCCAATACCTACATTATTAGTTGATATTGAAAATGTTGTAGTAGATGATAATAGTTGTGTAGCATTTTGATATATCTGGGTAGCGGTACCACTATGTTGCATGTATATTGTACTCTTAGCATAAGTCCCACTAGTAGTATTAGAATAAACACCACTTAAATTTGCATACTTAGTTGATGCTCCTTGCCAACCATATGAAAGCATAGTATCTCTAACAGTTACATTATCATACATACCAAAATCATAATAACCCGGACTTGCTGGTGGTGTTGGAATATTATTTAAATATCCACCTATTGCCATTTGTGTATAACCAAGGGTGTTAGGGTTTAATCCTGAATCACCACCTGAGTTAGTAGCATTACCATCTATTCCTTGGGAAGTAAATGTCATACCACCATACCAAACAATTTCTGCTGTTGTTGTATCTCTTAAATTCCATTTCATGGATGTAGAAGTACCACCAACAAATGGGTATAAATAACCCATAGTTGAAAATAATGATGCTGCTTGTAAATCTACAACTAAAGCATCAACAGCATCTTTTTCTGTGGTTGTTAGAGTATCACCACCACCTTCTACAGCTGCAATAAATGCATCAGTTTCAGGGGTATATCCACTACCTTGTGCTGCAAAAAAACCAAATGGTATAAACATATTGTTATGATAAGTTTTGTACTGCTGTTCCGTAAACCGTAGTTCCAAATGATACTAAAGTTACTATATCTACTCCAGCTGCTGTTATTGTTGGAGCTGTTCCTTCGGCAAATAATATACCTGAGAAATTAACTGTTTGTGATGCTGCATTATCAATTACTATAGATACTGTTTGTGATCTACCTACAAGTGTATTAGTTGGTGTAATAGTAACTGTTCCTGTAGGTGTTACTGTAAAGAAATTACCATCTTCAAAATCAATATTTACTGTTCCAGTTACTCCTCCAGTTGTAATATCACCATTAATTGTGTTAATTGTAATAGATTCTGTTGTACCATCACCTTGGTAAAATGTAGCTGTAGAATCTACAACTGATGATGAATAATAAAATGAACCTGTATTAAGAGTAGTTGAACCTGAAATAGCATAGAATGTATTGTCATCTGGTGTTAAACCATCATACTCAGCTTGTGTTAAGAAAACCATATGCTCAATAGCATCTGTTGTACCTACAGCTTCTTGCCCTAAGTTATCAACTGCACTACCTGAACCTAATGTGGCTGAATTTATTAGTATTGGTATATCTAAACCATTTATAGTAACTGCACCATTTACTGCTAAGTTACCATTTACAATAGTATCATCTGCTAAGTTAATTTTACCATTACTACCAGAATTATATAAGAATTTCTTACCTATATTAATTTCATCATATTCGAATGTTCGAGTATTATATCCAATAGCAATCTGTCGAGTAGTTCCGAGAGCATTATCTGAACAACGAGCGTCGTAACCTATAGCGACACTAAAACTACCATTAGCATATGAATCTCTACCAATACCTACTGAACTATCACTTAACACTGCGGAATTCCACCCAATACCTACTGAATTTTGTGCACCACTCGCAGCTTTACCTATGTATACTGAATTATACCTTATATTATCGTAGTTTTGGGCGTCATCACCAATTACAATTGCACCAGTTGAATAATTTCTCGCATTGTTACCTATTGCTATACCACTTGCAGCACTTGCTACTGCTGGATTTGTTGTTAAGTGTGGGGCTGAAATTATAGTATTTATACCACCACTACCTGTTATTAAACCAGCTAATTCACCACCACCAGCATTCGCAGCATATGATGCTGTTACTGCATATGAGGATGATAAAGCATTTGTAGCAAAAGATGCTGATAGAGCGTATGATGCTGATATTGAAGTATCACTGCTTATAGCATGTGATGCTGATGTAGAAGTTAGGGCATACGAAGATGATAGAGCATATGAAGCTGATACTGCATTCGCAACGTTGTTAATTGTAAGTGAATCTGTTGTGCCATCACCTTTATTAAACGTTGCTGTAGCATCCAATACTGAGGACGAAATATAAAACGAACCTGTATTGATAGGGGTTACATTTAAAGCATACGAGGCAGTTGTTGCAAATGCTGCATAAGATGATGATAAAGCATATGATGCGGATATTGAAGTATCACTGCTTATAGCATGTGATGCTGATACTGCATTTGCTACATTATCAATTGTAAGTGATTCGGTTGAACCATCACCCTGATAGAATGTGGCTGTAGCATCTGCTACTGAAGATGAATAATAGAATGAACCTGTATTAATGGGGGTTACATTTAAAGCATACGAAGCTGTTGTAGCAAAGGATGCTGATAAGGCATAAGATGCTGATATTGAAGTATCACTACTTATAGCATGTGATGCTGAAGTTGCTGTTAAAGCATATGATGACGATACTACGTTATTTACTGTTATAGGGAATGTGCTAGCATTACCTTTAGTAAATGTAATAGTAGCATCACTTATAGAAGCGGTAACCAGAGCATCTGCACTTGAAGCTGTAGCTGAAACTGTTAAATCAAATGTTGACCCATCACCTTTAGTAAATGTTAAAGTATCTGTTAAGACAGAACCGGTAATCATAAACGAACCTGTATTAATGGTTGTTCCTGCATTTAACGCGTATGAAGCTGTTACAGCATATGAAGAACTAATAGCATTGTCTGCATTTAATGCGTGTGATGCTGATGTGGAAGTCAACGCATATGACGCGGAAATAACGGTTCCCGCTGTTGTAGCATACGAGGCGGTGACAGTTAGGTTAGATATTGAACTACCGCTACCATCCGTTAGAATGTCTCTTGATGAGCCGCTAATCTGGACTAATCCTTCATAGCTATCTTTAATGTTTAAAGGTCCTAAATTACGTCCCATTTTATCTTATGTTTGATCCCCAAGGGAATTGTGAATATTTACTATCTGTTATACGCAAACCTGCTTCTTTAGCCTGTTGGTAATGAGCTCCAATACGAGCATTTCTACTAAATACAATAGGTGAACGATATTGTGACGCATAATCGGGCCACATTTCATATAGTTTGTTATTTGTATTTAATTCTGGGAATAATGCTTGTTCCTCTGCTAAGTATGAAGACAACCTATCAGCATAAAACTGCATTTTATTTTCTGCATTTTGTCTTTTAACATTAAATAAACTTCTATCAACTTCAATACTATTTTCTCCACCAGTTGGTGTGAGAAGCCCATTGTTACGTGGGCGTATATAAATTGACTCTAACGCTTCATAATAAGCCGCGTATAAGAGGAAGTCCTGTATATAATCGTTAACTAAATTTTCATAATTAGCATCTGTCCAAACGGGACCAGCATCGATTTGTGCTAAAATGGATTTATATAGTTTAGTACCTAAAACACGCTGTATAGCAATGTCTTGGGCAGTTCTAACAGCATTTTTAAGCAACGCTGTATCCACAGAATCATTTAGATCTGTAAATTGTCTTAATTTTGCTTCTGATATGATTAACGTGTTTGTCATATTAAAGGTAATTCGGTTATTGGTAAATCTAAATTAGAATCTACTTCTGCATTCCTATCAGCTTTTTCAATGTCTGATTCTAAATCGCTGTCTTCACCTACTTCAGCATCAATTGAAGTAACAACATCTGTTTCTTCACTACCATCAGTAAATAATTTTAATTGCTGAACACCAACTGTAATGTCTAATTCTGGATACATTTGGTCGAGTAAATCTTCAAATATTTGTAAAATGTTTTGTTGGTAAGGTCTAATAACAGTGTTTACTAATAGTAAGTAAGCATCTGTTACTTCATCTCTACCTCCTAATTGACCTGGTGTTTTAATACCTAAAATCATAGGAGAAGTAATACGGTGAGCAGTTAATATTTTCTGCGTTACCATATCGTTAATAGCTACATAATAACCATCGGCCCCATTTTGTGGGATAGGTTCTATTTTAGGAGCATTTTCTGGAGAATCTACATCAATATACATCAAGTTACCTGCATTATTAGTACCTGAGTATTGTAGTTTAAGCATTCTTTCAATTGCTTCTCTTTCCTCCTCGTTAGCATTGGTAAACGTTGTTACCATTAGTGACGGTGCTAAGCCGTTCATAATATTATTAATATGGAAGTTATCAACCTCTGTATCCAATTCAATTACCCTTAAAGCACCTACATAATCAGGTAAGGGGTAATATTTTTGTCCTGGTCTATAAGGATTGAAAACATAAAGTTGCTTTGGCTCCTCCACATTTGTATGTGGGTTATACATTGGTAGATAAGGAACATCATCAATCGTAGCTTGTCCGTAACGATAATCTGTTGCCCATTCATCACTTACGTAATAACCAGGTATTTGACCTCTATAATTTTTCTCTTTTGCTCTTAACCATGAGAAATCAATATGGTATACTTCAGCAATTCTGGTTCTGGATTTATTCCAAATAATTTCCATTGCGAAACCACCATACAATTTATAATCTTGAGCTACTTTTTTAAATATGTCATTCCATGATTCACTTGTAGAATTAGCGGTATCTAAAACATATTCTGGATCTGCTGTTAAACCTTCACCTACAATTCCATCTACAATAGCGTTAATACACGTATTGTGAATTGAGGAATTATTATATAATTCAATTAAATCATTAGGAAATGAATTATATTGACCAAACTTAACATACTCGTTAGTTTTATTCTCGTATATATCAATCCGGCTTTTATTGTCCTTAGTGATATTTGCAAATTTTAATTTATCCATTATATGTTGTATATGTTCCGTTTTCGTTCGGTGATAAATATTGTGTTATGTTAACGTTATTACTACCTGATATCCAAGCTCTATCTTCATATAGTTTATCACCTAATACAAGACCTACACTTGCTGAAATGGTAGCCCATGTTTGAGATGTAGCTGCAAATGTTTTATCCCAATCCTCCCATATTGCCGCTATTGATGCAGATGGATTACTTGTATAAAGAGCAACATTATATTGCCCTGTAGGTAATGGTACAACCGAACCATTATTTTGAAATACTAACCAATTATTATATTGAGTAGGATTTGAATATGCTGTTACTGCAAAAGAACCTGTACTTTGATCGTATGATTGACTATATTCAATTGCTAAGCTGTCATAGTAACCCGACGACGTATTTACTGTCGCAAGATACGAAGCATTTGTGTTGGTAGCAAGGGATTTATTAAACTGCAGCATATTTCTTTATAATATTAGGATAGGGGTTACGCGTAATGCATAACCCCTTTTCCTAAAGATTTATTATCCTAAAGTGATGCCACTAAGGACACCTGCTAAACTTCCTGAAATTTCAGAAGCTGGGTTTGGTTCTTGACCTGTGAAAGTTAAAGAATATCCATTCAAATCTCCAAATGCAGTACCTGTAGCTCCTGTGCCACTTAGTAATTGCATTCCTCTGTCTTCACCTAACAACCAGTAACGACCTACGCCATCTACTGTTCCGTTATTAGTTTCAACAATAAGTTTTAGATTTGGATTTTGTGCTAATACTTTAACTTGGTTACGAGTGGAAGATTGTAACTTAAAGAACACTGCGTTAACAGTTTGTTCATAAAATACAGTTCCATTTTCTGGAGTAGAAGTTATTCCTTCAGTGAAATCTGAAGTTTGACGGAACAGTTCGAATTTATAAAATTCTCCTGAACCACTAATACCACCAATTAACCCTTCACTCACATCCACTACGGTTGCGATAGAACCAGATAGAATGTATAAATTGGCTATCCCGCCTGTATTATCTCTACAGCCGAGCGTAAATCCTGATGTTATATCACATGTTGACATATTATTCTGGTTTTAGTTTAGTTTGTGGGAGCCGAAGCCCCCACTTACCAAAGGGTTATTAATTATGCTACATCGTTTGATACCCAGAACTCAGGGTATGCGATGTTAACACCTAACTTGGTTGAAATTCTGTGACGCAATTGGTCTGAATTGATATCATACCATAACTGAAATTCTGA